TAATCATGGCTAAGGGCATGGGCATCAAGACCTCTGTGAAGTCGGGCAACTTTCGTCCGACTAAGCAGGGCGCTGGTATGACAGATAAAGGCGTGGCAGCGTATCGCCGTGCCAATCCAGGGTCAAAGCTCAAGACTGCCGTAACAGAGGATAAGCCTACTGGAGAACGGGCAAAGCGCCGCAAATCATTTTGTGCACGGTCGGCTGGACAGATGAAGCAGTTTCCAGAAGCCGCCAAAGATCCCAACAGCCGTATTCGGCAAGCGAGAAAAAGGTGGAAGTGCTAAATGGAAATGATGCTTTGGAATATCGCTTTGAGTGCGATAGTGGCAATTATGGGTATGCTGCTTAAAAGTAAGTTCGACGAACTCAATCGTCTGAGCATCCTGCTTAATAGGACGCGGGAAGAAGTAGCTCGGGAGCACATTACCCGTGCAGAAGTGCGGCAGGATCTGGATAAGATCCGTGAACATTTTGACGACGGCTTCCGCAGACTAGAAGCCAAACTTGACGCGATGGCGCAGAGGAAATTATGAAACGCAAAGTCAAACGGTATGAGAACGGCGGATACTTAGAGTCCGATGACGCTAAGAATCTTATGGCTGCGTCCAAGCGTGAAGCGATGGACTATAGCCGTAGCCAAATGAGTGATGAGCCAGGTGCTACCGAAAGCATTCGCCAGTTTGTAGAGCGCACTAAGACTCCTGCTAATACAGCCAAAGCTCCGATTGTCACCAAAGAGCAGATGAAGTCTGCCGGGTTTGATAACCTGCGTGACTATCTCAATGCTCAGCGTGGTCTGACCCGTCGTGGTTCTGCAGCAGCTCCGGCAGCACCAAAATCCATGGGTCCAAGCGGACAGGACATAGACCGCATGGAATCCGCTCTGACGGCCTCCAATATCCGTGATGAGCGTAGAGCATACGAGCAAGGCAAGGACGCTACAGCAGCCGCTAAACGCGCAGCAGATATGCAGAAAGAACGTGCTGCATACATGAAAGAACAGGCCCGCAAGAAAGAAGATACTCAGACAGGTTCTGAGCGTCTTGCTCGCAAGGCTGAAGCATTTAGAACCAGGATGCGCGAGCAGGCTGGTGGTATGAAGAAAGGTGGCATGGTCGCATCTAAACGCGCAGACGGTATTGCTCAGCGCGGCAAAACCCGTGGAAGGATTATCTAAATGGAACAGGAACGCAAAGACTCTACCCGCACCAAGAAGATCAAAGAAGCAAAGATTGAAGATGACTTCTTAGGCATCAAAAAGGGTGTCAAATACGCTACGACGAAGGCTAGTGAATTAGCTGATCGTATGGGCTACACCCAGGAAGAGGAATACAGTAAGCCGATTAAAAAGGCCAAGGGCGGTTATGTGCGTTCTGCCGATGGTTGCGCTCAGCGTGGCAAAACTCGCGGGAAGATGGTGTAACCATGAGGGACGCTCTCAAAAGTGGTGCGCTCGGGATTGGCCCCGCAATTCTTGCAAAGAACCCAGATTTACTTCGTGGTTTTGGTGTCGTTGGAAATGTAATGGCCGAAGACATTGAAGATCGTGACGAAGAAAAAAAGCGGCAACAGGCAGGAATGAAAAAAGGCGGAAAAGTGTCATCAGCATCTAAACGTGCTGATGGGTGTGCAGTCCGTGGTAAGACGAAAGGGAAAATGGTATGAAAAAGATGACTGGTATGGGCGCTACCAAAATGGGCGCTGTCAAAACCTCTAGCAAACCTGATGGCGTTATCAAAAAAGGCGCTACCAAAGGCAAGATGGTCAAGATGGCCGCTGGTGGTATGCCGATGGTTGTGAAGGGCGGGAAGAAAGTCCCGGCGTTTGCTGCTGATGGCAAGGGCAAGATGGCCAAAGGCGGTATGGCTATGAAGCGCGGCGGCGGGAAGTGCTAAATGCAAGATAGGTTTTGGAGCAAAGTAAACACTTCCAATGACGGATGTTGGGAGTGGAAAAACGCATTGAGCCGGAAAGGATACGGTTGGTTTAATGCGGGCTCCAAAAGTACATATGCTCACAGAGTTGCAGCTTTTTTATCTGGGCTTATAGATTCTTTGTCTACACCTTTGCATGTTTTGCACTCATGCGACAATCCAAAATGTTGCAACCCAAGTCATTTATTTGTTGGAACAAATTTGGACAACATAAAAGATAGAGTTCAAAAAGGTCGCAGCAAAGCACCAAAGTTGCATGGACAAACAAATGGTATGGCAAAACTTTGCAATTCTCAGGTAAAAGAAATTAGAGGGCTATATTTTGCTTCGATGTTTAGTCAATCACAGCTAGCAAAAAGATATGGTGTTCGGCAATCTCATGTTAGTAGAATAGTCAACAATGTGAGATGTGGAGGTGTAAATTGATGCCTAGCCGTGGGATGGGCGCTGTCCGGGCGTCCAAAATGCCAACTGCCAAAACCGGGAGGCGGAAAGATGGAGACACTTTCACTCAGTATAAAGAGGGTGGCAAAGTCAAGTCTCGCGTCAATGAGGCAGGTACTTATACGAAGCCTGGGATGCGTAAGAGCCTTTTTGAAAAGATTAAAGGTTCCGCGACTCAGGGGACTGCTGCGGGTCAGTGGTCAGCCCGCAAAGCACAGCTCTTGGCTAAGCAGTACAAAGCTAAGGGGGGTGGATATAAGTGATCCGGGCACCGGTATACGACCCGAAGCGAGACGGGAATGTGTTTTCCTGGGTTTTGAAAGCAGCAGAGGTATACCGGATGAGAAAAAGGACTGAACGCGATGCCGCTAAAGAAGCCACAACAGAGCTTAAAAGAATGGGGCCAGCAGAAATGGACAACACGAAGTGGTAAACCGTCGTCCGTTACCGGCGAGCGCTACCTCCCAGAGAAGGCGATCAACGCACTTTCTAGTTCAGAGTATGCAGCGACGACTAGAGCGAAAAGAGCTGGTAAAGCTGCTGGAAAACAGTTTGTTAAACAGCCAAAACGAATTGCAGCAAAAACAGCGAGGTTCAGATGAAAACGGTTACACCTAACCCGGCTAAAGAAGACCAGATGAGCAAAGACCCGATTGATCAGATCAAGAAGGGTAAAGGCAAAACTGTTATTGCAAAGTCTGGTGGTTTTATCAAAGACGCAATCAAGAAGCCTGGTGCGTTACGCGCCTCTCTTGGCGTCAAGAAGGGTGAGAAGATCCCTGCCGGTAAACTTGCTGCCGCTGCCAAGAAGCCTGGCAAGATGGGCCAGCGTGCTCGCCTGGCTCAGACATTGAAGAAACTAGGAAAGTAAAATGCCTACCTCCGGTACCGTAGCGTTTAACCTAGACCTCTCCAATCTTATTGAAGAGGCGTTTGAGCGCGTCGGTGGTGAGCTGCGTTCTGGTTACGATCTGCGGACGGCCAGGCGGTCATTAAATCTGTTGACGATAGAGTGGTCAAATCGTGGCGTGAATTTGTGGACGATGGAGCAGGGATCGTTCCCGCTGGTTACAGGCCAGGCCATCTATCCCATTCCCTCGGATACCATCCAGATCCTTGATACGGTCATCCGGCAGAACCCCGGTACGCTGAACCAGATCGACATCAACATCAGCAACATTGCTGAGCCAACCTATTCTTCAATTCCAAACAAGCTCACCCAGGGACGCCCGATTCAGTATTGGTTCAACCGGCAGTCTGGGAACGAGAACATTACGGCCATTACCCTGGCCCAAGATATCAACGCCACGGATACGACGATTGAGCTGAGCACGACTACAGGCTTGGCTGCGGCAGGCTTTATCAAGATCAACAACGAGACAATCAGTTATCCCAATATCTCGGGTAACTCGCTTATCAACTGCGCCCGTGGACAGAACGGTACTACGGCAACAAGCCATGCGGTCATTGGCACACCCCCGATCACGGTGCAGAACCTCCCGTGTGTAAACCTTTGGCCGACGCCTAATCCTCCTGGAGACCAGTACACATTTGTCTACTGGAGACTGCGCCGGATGCAAGACGCCGGGAATGGAACAACGGTACAGGACATTCCGTTCAGGCTTATCCCGTGTATGGTGGCTGGCCTGGCGTATTACCTCGGCATGAAGCTACCAGGGGTAGACCCCACCAGGATTCAGATGCTCAAGATGGACTATGAAGAGCAGTGGACCCTGGCCTCCCAAGAGGACCGTGAGACAGCTCCGCTGCGGATTGTCCCGCGCAACATGTTCTACTACGGATAAGTTATGCCTAATCAGTTCGCCTCTGGTAAGTTTGCGATTGCGGAGTGTGATCGGTGTGATCAACGCTTTATGCTCAAGGAATTGCGGATACAAACCGTTAAAACCAGACCTTTTAAAATTAAGGTGTGTCGAGCGTGCTACGACCCTGATCAGCCGCAGCTCCAGCTTGGTATGTTTCCGGTTAACGATCCACAAGCCGTCCGTGAGCCGCGCCCGGATGTGAGTTATCAACAGTCTGGTACGAGTGGATTGCAAGAACTGACGACCAATAGCACCTCCCCGCTGGGCTTTGGTTTCCCTTTAGAGGGGAGTCGGGTATTTCAGTGGGGATGGTATCCAGTCGGTGGTTCATCCTACTTTGATGCGGAGTTGACGCCGAACGATTTAGTGGCTAAAACAGCAGTAGGATCGGTAACAATCTCAATATCTTAGGAGTCCAAAATGACTAAACAGATGCGTAGCGTAGCCAAGAAGGAAGCCATGAAGGCCGTCAAGGGTCATGAGGCTTCTATGCACAAGGCTAAAAAGATGAAGGCCGGTGGCCCGACTTCTCTCGACATGAAGAAGTATGGCCGTGGCATGGCAAAGGTAATGAACCAGCGTCAATCCGTAAGGGGGCGATAATGGCTAAGTTCAGCAAAAAAGTGATGGGCAAAGAGGTGGGCAGCGGTGAGCTGTATGCCACGCCCCATACCATGAAGGGTTCTGTGGTCGATGAGAAGGCAGCAAAGTTGTCTGTCAGCCGTCCTCCCGATCCCAATACTCTGTCTGCCAAGGACTTTACTTGTAACACTCCGGCTGGCCGTGTGAGCTTTGGCGATCCTGGCCGTGACTATGTCAAGACCGACGGGATCAAAATCCGTGGAACCGGGGCAGCAACCAAGGGCGTAATGGCTAGAGGGCCGATGGCGTGAATTACACAGAATTGACCGCTGCAATTAAGGGCTACGCGGAGAATGAGTTCCCAGAAACAGTGGGATCGTTTACCTCTGCCAGCCAGATAGCTACGTTTGTACAAGAAGCAGAACAGCGGATCTACAATTCAATTCAGATTCTTGCCCTGCGGAAGAACTCTACTGGTATAACAACCGGTGGGAATCAGTATCTGTCCGCCCCCGTAGATTGGCTGTCTACCTTCTCCTTGGCGGTCATTGATCCCGTGACAGGCGAGTACGAGTACCTGCTGGACAAGGATGTGAACTTCATCCGCCAGGCGTATCCGTATCCGACGACATCAGGCAAGCCGCTGTACTACGGCCTATGGGATGAGAACACGTTCATCCTGGGACCGACGCCGGACGCTAACTACACGATGGAGCTGCACTACTTCTATTACCCCGAGTCGATTGTGACGGCTGGTACGTCCTGGCTTGGGGATAACTTTGATTCGGTGCTGCTGTACGGTGCTCTGCTGGAGGCCGCGGCGTTCATGAAGAGCGAGCCAGATACGATTGCCAATTACACGGCCCGGTACAACGAGGCTATGAGCGTTCTGAAACAGCTCAGCGAAGGTAAGAACCGGTCAGACGCCTACCGTAATGGCCAGATTAGAGTGCCGATTAGATGATCACTCAAACACAGACAACGTCGTTCAAAGAGGAACTCTACGAGGGTATCCACAATCTTTTGACCGACACCATCAAGATCGCCCTCTACACCGCAAACGCCGATTTAGGGGCATCCACGACGGTCTACACCACGGACCAAGAAGTCACTGGAACAGGCTACACAGCCGGTGGAGTTACTGTAACAAATGTTACAGTGGAATCGTCTGGAACAACCGCGTATGTGAGCTTTGACAATCCTCAGTGGACCGGGGCGTCATTTACCTGCCGAGGCGCTTTGATATACAACTCTAGCAAGGCAAATAGGTCCATAGCAGTCCTAAACTTTGGCAACGACAAGATTGTGACTAACGGAACATTCACGGTCACGATGCCTGCCAACACGGCTACAACCGCCCTGATAAGGTCTCAATAATGTTCGCTTCGTTTTTCTCCGAGCCACCGACTGTAGTGGTATCTCAGATTCCGCCGACTGAGCATGAGACCTGGATGCCAGCGGAAGACTTTGAGATGTGTGGGTCGTTAAACATAGACCTGGATCTCTTAAAGAAGAACGTTGCAACTAACATCAGCAAGGGCTTCCAGCAGATTGCTCCCCATCCGACTAACGAGGTGGAGGCGATGATTGTTGGGGGCGGACCGTCCCTGCGTGAGTACATCCAAGAGATTAAGAGCCTGCGCCGCCAGGGCGTGAAGCTCATTACTTTGAACAACGCCTACCAATACTGTATCGACGCGGGGGTGATGCCTTCTGCGATGGTCATGGTAGACGCCAGGCCGTTCAATGCACGGTTTGTAGAAAACATCATCCCGGACTGCAAATACTTTATTGCATCGCAGTGTGACCCGACGGTCTTTGACAAGCTGCCCAAGGACAGGACGTATATCTGGCACACCAGCGCGGAAGAGATTAGTGACATTCTGGCGACCGAATACGCCAATTGGTATCCCGTTCCTGGCGGTTCTACCGTCTTGTTACGGGCTTTGCCTTTGTTTAGAATGTTGGGATTCAAGCGTTTTCACATCTTTGGGTGTGATTCTTGTTTGGAAGATGGATCGCACCATGCTTACGAGCAGCAAGAAAATGATGATCAGATGGTCATTCCTGTGCGTGTCGGCGGCAAAGTTTTTCACTGTAATCCGTGGATGGTTTCGCAGGCCAAAGAGTTTATTGACTTAATTGCCTGTATGGGTGATGTGATGGAGTTGGAAATCTACGGCGGATTACTTCGTCAAATTTTGGAAACTGGCGCTTCTCGCGCAGACTTAGAGGAGATTTAAAATGGCTGCAACCGCATGGCAACTGTATAACACTGCCAAACGCTACATCGGCAACGGGACGATTGAACTCGGTGCTGGTAACTTCAAGATGGCGCTGTTCCGTACTTCCAGTAATGCTTCGACCTTTACCCTCAGCACGTTTGCTTCTCTGACGGCCCAGATCTCTGCGACCGGCGGATACGTGAGTGGTGGTAAAGCTCTTGTTCCGGCTACCGGCCAGTGGACAACGGGCGCATCGGCTAAGCAAATGAAGTTCACCTACTCAACAGCGGGTTTGACATTTACTGCTTCCGGTGCGTCGTTAACAAACATTCGGTACGCTGTGATTACGTATGGAACATCGGCGGGTGTGGCTTCTGCTCGTAAGTTGGTTTGTTTCTGCCAGCTATCAAGCTCACAATTTACAGTCACTTCGCCCAATACTCTTACGGTTCTCCCGGCAGCTACTGGCGTCTTCACTCTTACCTAAACAGTAAGGGGGCAAGATGTTTGCACAAGCCCCGTTTTCTGGAGTCCCCTTTGCATCTGAAGAGGGGGGAATATCAATTGTTCCTGCAACTGGGAGCATTACGACCCAGGGCTATGCTCCGACATTTAGAGAAGTATATATAACGCCAACTGGTCAGACTGTTTTAATAGGGTCTGCTCCAAGCGTTGTTATTGCTGGTCAAGTATCAATTCCGTCTACTGGTGCCGTATCTATTGTTGGTGCTGCTCCAAGCCTTCATTTTAGTGTTATACCCGGAACTGGTGTCATAACAGCGCAAGGTCAGGATCCAGTCACAAATAGAGCAATTGAAACTTTAACGGGAGCAGCAACGTTTGCTGGATTCGCACCAAACATAGCCATTGGTGCGGTATCGTTCCCTGGAACTGGAGCAATAGTAACAACTACCAGTGCCCCAAATGTCGTTCAAAGTATTGTAATAACGCCAGGAACAGCAAATTTAGTAATAGTTACTTTTGCTCCAAAAAGGCAAAGCCCAAATTGGTTAGTCATTAATGATGCTCAGATTGCAAATTGGGGTGAGATTGATGATCAACAAAATCCTAATTGGGTAGAAATTGATGATCAGCAGACAGCAAATTGGTTGCCAATTGCCGCATAGAGGATAGATCATGCCACTTGTTTTAAAAGACAGAGTTAAAGAAACAACGACAACCACTAGCACTGGCGCATATACGCTTGCGGGTGCGGTAACAGGATACCAATCGTTTTCGGTGATCGGAGATGGAAACACCACGTACTACGCTGTAACAAACGGCACCGATTGGGAAGTAGGGATTGGAACCTATACGTCTTCAGGTACCACACTTAGCCGAGACACAATTTTAGAGTCCTCTAATTCAGGCAATGCCGTTAACTGGGGCGCTGGCACCAAAGACATTTTCGTAACCTACCCTGCTGAACGGTCGATGTATGTAGATGGAACGACTATTACGCCAGCCATATCAGCCAGGCTTGGGTTTGCTAACCTAGCCCAAGGTTCAGCCCTTTCTGTTTTGGGGGTCACCGGTAACTCTACGGCAGATAATGCAAGCATCGCTGCTGGTACAGACAACCAAGTCTTGCGCCGGTCAGGAACATCTCTTGCGTTTGGTGCGGTAAACCTGGCTTCTTCTGATGCGGTTACAGGGGCTTTAGCAGTTACTAATGGTGGTACGGGTGGTACTTCTCAGTCAGCGGCCCGTACTGGATTGGGAGCTACTACCCTAGGTGCAAATCTATTCACCATAACCAACCCAAGCGCTATTACCTTCCCTCGCTTTAACGCCGACAACAGCGTTTCTTCTTTGTCAGACACAGACTTCCGCACAGCTATAGGCGCAGGCACAGGGAACGGTACGGTAACAAGCGTAGGTGGAACAGGCACTGTCAACGGCATCACACTTACGGGAAGCGTAACTACCTCTGGGAACCTAACCCTTGGTGGTACGTTGTCAGGAGTAAATCTTGCAACCCAAATTACGGGAACACTACCCGTTGGAAATGGTGGTACTGGTGCTACGACACTTACTGCAAATAACGTAATTCTTGGTAATGGCGGTTCAGCAGTCCAGTTTGTTGCTCCTGGCACTAATGGTAATGTGCTTACATCTAACGGAACGACATGGACAAGTGCGGCCCCTACAGCGGCTGGTGCGACCAAAGCGCAGGCAGTCATGTACTCAATGATTTTTGGATAGGAGTTTTAAATGGCAGCGCCAAACATTGCAAGCCCGACAACCATTACAGGCAAAACAGCGGTTGTTGATTTAAGTACCACGAACGCCACCGCTGTTGTAAGTAATGCCGCCAGCTCTGGCAAAGTATTTAAAATTAACTCTCTGTACGTATCTAATGTAGACGGGTCAACAGCCGCAGACATAACGGTCAGCGTTTATTCCCAAGATGATATTGGTGGAACGGCGACACAGATTGTTAGCACGGCGACAGTACCTGCTGATGCTACGCTAATAGTCATCGACAAAGACAGCTACATATACTTAGAAGAAGACAAGTCCATCGGGGCTACGGCTAGTGCGGCAAGTGACCTGAAGGTGGTCTGCTCTTATGAGGAAATCAGCTAATGACTATCCGTGACAACGGTAGTATTTTAGGTAAGCAGAATGCTCCGTCTTTATTAGGCGCAAGTGGTATATGGTCATTGAGCGCTATGTACTACGCACTACAGTCAAATACTTGGCCTGGAAAAGGCTATGTTGTTACACAGATTTTTACCGCATCTGGTACTTGGACTAGCCCCACAGGGGTTACTGTAGTTGAATATCTTGTAGTTGCTGGAGGTGGCGGTGGGGGTGGCGGCATCGACGGTGGTGCTGGTGTCGGTGCTGGTGGCGGCGCTGGTGGATACAGAACAGGAACCGGTTTATCGGTAACTGCTGGAACGGATTATACAATTACTGTTGGCGGTGGCGGTGCTGGTGGGGACAATGCCGTTGGAACCTCTGGATCAACTTCAACATTTAGCACAATATCTTCAGCAGGTGGCGGTGGAGGAGGGCGAGGCGGCAGTATTACAGGTCTTAATGGTGGTTCAGGTGGCGGTGGTGCTAGGGGCGGGTCTGGTGGATTAGGAAACACACCCAATACGTCGCCATCACAAGGAAACGATGGCGGCTCTGGTTCGGACTCAGCACCTAACTATGGTGGTGGTGGAGGCGGCGGAGCAAGTGCAGTGGGAGCAAATGGAACATCTACTGCTGGTGGAAATGGTGGGGCAGGGACTGCATCATCAATTACAGGAACATCGGTCACTAGAGCTGGTGGTGGTGGTGGTGGCACTTTTGCGGGCGGGACTGCTGGTACTGGTGGAACAGGCGGAGGCGGTGCGGGTTCCATATCAGGAACTGTAAATGGTGTGGGTGGTGGTGTTAATACAGGTGGAGGTGGCGGTGGTGGCGGTGTCACAGCCCCAAGCACAAACTCGGTAGGTGGCTCTGGTGGCTCTGGAATTATTGTTCTTAAATACACAGCCCCTAACCAATCTGTATTTACATTTAAATCGTCTACTAAATGGGTGTGCCCTACTGGTGTTACGTCTATTGACTACCTAGTGATAGCCGGTGGAGGTGGAGGTGGAGGCGCATCTGGTCCTGGCGGTGGACGAGGTGCTGGTGGTGCTGGTGGGTATTTAGCCGGTACAGGCCTTTCAGTAACTGCCGGTACTGAATACACAATTACTGTTGGCGGCGGCGGTGCTGGTGGTGCAGCGTCAGAATCAAACGGAGTAAAAGGCTCTGATTCTGTATTTAGTAGCATTACATCTACTGGTGGTGGGTTTGGTAACGGGTATGTTTCTCCTCTTGCTGGAGGCTCTGGAGGCTCAGGTGGCGGAGGCGCACAGGATGGGGCTGGAGGAGCAGGCAATACACCAAATACATCTCCATCTCAAGGTAGTAATGGTGGCGCTGGCGCTCCTGGCGGGTCTTCTGGCGGCGGTGGTGGAGGTGCAAGTGCAACAGGTAGTGCTGGTTCTGGCAACAATGGTGGTAATGGTGGTAATGGAACTGCGTCTTCTATTACAGGAACCTCTGTTACATACGCCGGTGGTGGCGGCGGAGCAGGGTACCTTACTGGAACTGATGGTACAGGTGGCACAGGTGGTGGTGGTGCTGGTAAACACTCCACAGGTAGTGCTACAGCAGGAACAACAAATACAGGCGGTGGCGGTGGCGGTGGTGGTCAGGGATTGGCTGGTGCTGCTGGTGGGTCAGGGGTAGTAATCATTAAGACAAATCAATGAAAACACAAATCTATCGTTTTTGGGGTATTGACATGGCTATGCACTTGCTTCGTCCAGGTGCTAAGTGGGAGTGGACTGGGGGTGTTGGGTTTACTCGTTGGGAAGATCCTAGGCCACAGCCGACAAAAGAAGAGATAGAAGACACAATGGCAAAGATAAAAGCCTTTGAAGACTCTATCAACACTATATGGCTACCAGAGCAGATCGAAGAGATCATGGGCCAGCAAAAGGTGCTTGAGGACGCAATTGGAAATTCATAACTTATTTCCTACTGCGCTTGGTATGTTTAATCTCGGGAGAGACTTTACCGAGACAGAAATTGCGTTTATCAAAAACCAAGAGAAGCGCAACAACATGGGTAACACCACTAGCGCAGATAACACAATACTCAAGAACCCAGAACTAAAAGGTATCAAGGACTTTGTTGAGCAGTCTGTTGCCAGCTACTTCAAATCTGTCTACGCCCCTAAGAACGAGACTACGTTGCGTATCACGCAGTCTTGGTGCAATTACACCGAGCCTGGGCAGTTCCATCACAAACACGCTCACCCTAACTCATTCATCAGTGGTGTGCTGTACCCCCAGGCCGACAAAAAGACAGACAAGATATATTTTTACCGTGACGGTTATCAGCAGCTAAAGACACCGACACAAGACTGGAACACTTACAACTCTGAGTCCTGGTGGATGGAAGTCTACACGGGCAGAATGTTTATATTCCCCTCTCACCTAACACACATGGTCGAGACGGTAGCAGGAAAAGACACACGGATCAGTCTGTCGTTCAATACTTTTCCCATTGGTAACTTTGGTCAAGACGATTCTTTGACCGGGCTGCATCTCTAAGTAAAGGAAGATAAATGGCGCATTTCGCTAAACTTGATGAAAACAATGTGGTGACTCAAGTCATCGTGGTGGATAACAAAGACTGCGCTGATGCCGCAGGAGTTGAAAAAGAATACATCGGTGCAGCGTTTTGCGAACGATTGTTTGGCGGCACATGGAAACAGACCTCCTATCACGGCAACATCCGCAAGAACTACGCTGGTATCGGGTACACATACAACGTCGACATAGATGCGTTTGTCCCACCTAAACCCTATCCTTCTTGGGTACTGAATGAGACAATAGCCAAATGGGAACCTCCTATACCTATGCCTGAAGGTGGTATGTATACGTGGGACGAAGTCACGGGTTCTTGGGTAGCGATGCAGACAGAAACTACGGAGTAAATCATGGCGAGCACATACAGCCCTTTAAAAGTCGAGCTGATTGGAACGGGTGAACAGGTAGCCACCTGGGGCCAGACGACGAACACTAACCTGGGCACAGCCATTGAGCAGGCCATAGGGGGTAAAGCAGATGTGACAATGTCGAGCACATCTGAAACGTTGACGCTGACTGATACCAATGCCGCACAAAACGCTCGGGCGCTTTACCTCAACCTTACGGGTACGCCTGGCGGAGCTGCAACACTCAATGTCCCGGCGGTGCAAAAAGCCTATGTGGTCAAGAATGGTACGACTGGTGGTTTTGCGGTTACGGTCAAAGTAACCGGTCAGACAGGAGTATCGGTTCCTAACGGTGCCACGATGCACCTCTACAATAATGGGACGGATGTAGTAAACGCAGTGACCAACCTTCCAACCGGAGCTACTGTTGGCGGAATTGCTATTGGTACAGGCGGGGGAACTGTAACATCTGTTACAGGGGCTGGTACGGTTAATGGACTGACTCTTACAGGGACGGTTACATCTACCGGATCACTGACTCTTGGCGGTACGTTGTCCAACGTAAACCTTGCATCAGCGGTGACTGGAACGCTTCCAGTGACCAATGGTGGCACAGGCCAGACAAGTATCACTGCTGGAACTCTGTTGCTTGGTAATGGTGGGTCTGCAATTGCCGGGCTTGCTGGAACGATCAACGGACAAGTACCGGCGTGGAACTCCACAGCATCAGCCTGGCAAGCATCTAATACAATTTTGCTCGGTAACGGAACGGTTACGGTGCCGTCTTTGGCAGCAACAGCAGATACTAATACTGGAATTTATTTTCCTGCCGCCGACAAAATGGCAGTCGCTACTGGCGGTGTAGAGATGATGTTGTTTGACTCTACAAAAACTGTAAGCCCTACTACTGAATACATTGCTTTTAAAAAACCTGTTTGGGCTCCAGCTCCCGATGTAGATGGGGTTTTAGATGTTGGGCGTGTTAGTTCGGTAAATGGTGGATCAGCAATAAGCACTATTGGGGGGTCAACGTTTTTATCTTTACAAATAGAAGACGTTGAAAAAGCACGTATCACAGACACAGGCAATGTAGGTATAGGGTTAACCAATCCAACTTCGCGAATGCACATTTTTAATTCTGGTGCTGATGCGTACTATTCTGCTACTAGCAACTCCATTTCCTGTCAGTTAGGAGCAAGCAACGTTGGTCAAATTCTTTTTACTGGCGCACCATCAAGTAACTTTGCTATTGGTACAACCAATGCCAAAGAACTAAGCCTAGCTACTAATGGCGCTGTTAGATTGAACATCAGGTCAGACGGTGAAGTGTGGGTTATGAATACTTCTGACCGAGGTGCGTACAACCTACAAGTGGGTGGTACTGGCGTTTGGGGTGCTGGGCCTTATGTGGACGGGTCTGATGAAAGACTTAAAGAAAACATCAAGGACATAACCGCAGGTTTAGCAATTGTTCAAAAGATTCGCCCCGTTTCTTATACATATCGCCAAGACACTGGGTATACAACGGACATAAGGACTCATGCTGGATTTATTGCTCAAGACCTACAATCCGCATTAGACGGTCAAGAATATGTAGAAGGTGTAGTGCAGACCGGTGGTGAGTACCTAAGTGTGGCGTATCAAAGCCTTATACCTGTACTGACAAAAGCCATACAAGAACTGAAGGATGAACTAGATGCAGTCAAAGCCGAGCTTGCTGCAATGAAAGGTAACTAACATGGCTATTGAATATCGGTGGGAGTTCCCGACGCTGGGTGTGACGTATAGCGAAGGTACGTTGACAGATGTAGTCTCAACTTCATACTACAACCTCATAGCCGAAGAAGACGGTGTGTCTGTCTATATGCCGGGGTCTATAAACCTTTCAGCGCCAAATCCAGCGTCGTTTACGCCATACGATCAAGTAACACCAGAACAAGTGCAGGCATGGACTGAGCAGGCGTTGGGTCAGGTGAAGGTGCAGATCTACAAAGAAAAGTTGGCGGTTCAGTTACAGCAGAAAAAGAACCCAACTAGCGGGCCTATGACGCCTCCGTGGGGTTGACGTGAACAGGAGTGATTATGTTGTTGGAACTTGCCGCTGCCAACGCAGCCTTTGCAGTAATAAAGGAAGCAATAAATAACAGCGGGGAGATCATCCAGGCTGGTAAGGCGGTATTTGACTATTTTGACAACAAGGCAAAGATCCAAGAGAAGGTAGTAGCAACACCTGATCACAAGCGCAACGACCTAGAAGAATTCTTTGCGCTGGAGCAGTTAAAGAAGCAAGAGCAAGAACTGCGTGAGATGTTTATCTACCAGGGCCGACCTGGGTTGTGGGATGACTGGCAGGCGTTTCAGGTTAAGGCTCGGCAGAACAGAGAAGCGGCGGCACGGGAAATAGCAAAAGCAGCGCAGGAAAAAAAGGCTCGCCGTGCAAGGTTGATGGAACAGATCCTCTTGGGATTCTGGTTGTTTGTGGCGGGGTCGATATTTGTGGGGCTGATGATTGGTGCTATTTGGCTGTATATGCTCAAAGGCCGGTCATGAATGAGAAGCACAGGGTGTGGAACATACTTAAAGGATCTGGTATGAAATACACAGCAGAAGAAATTCAAACGATGGTTTGGGCCACAGTGGTTATTGGCGTGCTGTCGTTGCTGGTTATCTCGACTCTTGGCATCATCCTAAGCGTATTGTTTGTAGACCATGACCTTAACTACATGGCCCCCATAGACCAGAAGTTTCTTGAGATTCTGAAAGAGATCATGCTGGTAGCGATTGGCGTGATCTCAGGTGTCGCAAGTACGAAGATAGGAAAGTAAATGCTACCCATTGCCGCACTGCTATCCATCGGAGAGAAGGTACTAGACAAGGTACTTCCCGATCCTGCTGCCAAGGCAGAGGCCCAGGCTAAGCTCATGGAGATGGCGCAGAAAGGGCAGTTAGCTGAACTTCAGGCCGACATGAATGAGCAAGACAACCTCACAGAGCGTGCCAAGAATGACATGGCATCTGACTCTTGGTTGTCAAAGAACATTCGGCCTATGACGCTGATCTTTATTCTGGTGGTCTATACGGTATTTGCCATGATGTCTGCTTTTGGGCATAACGCTAATGAAGCCTATGTAACTTTGCTTGGCCAGTGGGGGATGTTAATAATGAGTTTCTACTTTGGCGGTCGGACGCTTGAGAAGATTCTGGCTATGAAGGACAAGAAATGACCCAACTGACTAAGAACTTTAGCCTTGCCGAGATGGTGAAGTCTGAGACTGCGCTGCGCCACGACCTACCAAACAACCCTGGCCCAGATGAACTAAACAACCTATTGAACCTCTGCGCCAACGTACTACAGCCTATCCGTGACCACTATCAAAAAGGCGTCAAGGTCAACTCAGGCTATCGCTCGCCAGACGTAAATGCTAAAGTAGGGGGGTCGAGAACCTCGGATCACTGCCGGGGGATGGCTGCTGATATTGAGATACCGGGGGTGCCAAATGCAGAGCTTGCTGCTTATATTAGAGACAACCTGGCTTACACACAGCTTATTTTGGAATTTTATACTCCTGGCGTACCTGACAGTGGTTGGGTTCATGTTAGTTACGATGACAAAGATCTGAAGAAACAGGTTTTGACCGCTACCAAGAAAGATGGGAAGACGGTCTATCTGACTGGATTGGTTGCCTAATCATGCTCAAAAAGATCGTCCTGCGTCCTGGTGTCAATCGTGACACCACGAACTACGCCAACGAGGGCGGCTATTACGAGTGCGACAAAGTTCGGTTTTATTCAGGATTCCCGCAGAAGATTGGCGGTTGGGTAGAGGCCACGACCGAACGGTTCATCGGAACGTGTCGGCAGCTATGGAACTGGGTTACTTCGTACTCAGATAACTTCCTGGCGCTTGGTACGGACCAGAAGGTCTATATCGAAGTTGGTGGCCTGTTCTATGACATTACGCCGATCCGTAGCCCACTTGCTTCGCCGGATCAAGAGTACACATTTAAGACTCCTACGACCGACAATTGCATTGATACGACCAACGGTTCAACCACAGTCAATATCAACATCACGGCGCATGGATGCCTGGTCGGGGATTACATCACGATTGCCGGAGCGGTAGATGTCGGCGGCATACCTAGTGCGGTTTTGAATGGTGAGCACACTGTAACATCTGTTACAGACGCGAATAACTTTACGATTGTTGTATCAACAGCGGCTACATCTACGGTCACGGGTGGTGGCGGAACATCTATTTTTGTTGGATGCCAGATCCACCCAGGTTTCGCATCGCAGACGGCGGGTTATGGATGGGGGACAGGTGGCTTCGGTGGAACAACGGGTCTGTCTTCAATTGGTACATTCACAGTGACCATCGCATCCCCAGCGGTACTGACATTTGCGTCACACACTCCAGCAGATAACACCGTTATTCTTTTAAGCACGACCGGCGCTCTTCCCACTGGGCTTTCTGCTGGCGTGGCCTATTACGTGGTTGGGGCAACTGGCAGTACGTGCAGCTTATCTTTGACTCAAGCTGGCGCAGCTATCAATACAACTGGCAGTCAAAGTGGTACGCATAGCGCTCAGCTTGTAGCTTCTCCTACTGGATGGGGATTGGCCAGCCCGGTTCCGGTAAACCTTCCGCAGCGGGATTGGTTCTTTGATAATTTTGACAATGACCTGGTGATGAACATCCGGGCCATTACGACTGGAACAGGTCTCGCTACTGGTGGTCCAATTTATTATTGGGTGCGCGGTACGGCTACAACGCCACAGTCATCTCTCAATACTAGAGCCGTTCTTTTGTCTGGACTAACCTTAGATGGTGTGGCCCCGGCAGATGTACCAGAGTCGGCGTATCAGATTTTAGTCTCACAGAACGATAAACACCTTCTTGCCTTTGGATGCCAGCCTTACGCTGGGTCTGTCGGTGATTTTGACCCACTCCTTATCCGGTGGGCCACCCAGGATCAGCCAAACGTCTGGACGCCTTTGCTGACAAACTCGGCTGGGTTTATTCGGGTATCCCGTGGATCAAGGATTGTCCGGGCGCTGCCGACCAAGCAGGAGATTGTGGTCTTCACAGATACACACCTGTACAGCTTCCAGTTCCTAGGCACTATTGAGGTGTTTGGTCTCCAGGAGCTGGCCGACAACATTTCCATCATGTCGCCACGGGCTTGTATCTCAGTGAACAACGTGACGTACTGGATGGGGCTGGATAAGTTCTATGCCTATGATGGTAGGGTACAGACGCTGCCATGCACACTGAGAGAGTATGTCTTCAAAGACATCAACTTTGACCAGGCCGACCAGGTTATCTGCGGAACGAACGAAGGCTACAACGAAGTCTGGTGGTTCTATTGCAGCGCCAACTCCAACTGGGTTGACCGATATGTAATCTATAACCACCTAGATCGGATCTGGTACTACGGCAACCTGACTCGCACGGCGTGGCTCGATGTATCTTCCAGAGACTTTCCCACGGCGGTATCTACGGATCAGGATCAGAATCCAGGCATCCTCTATACCCATGAGGTAGGGGTGAATGACAACACGCTGCCGCTAGAAGCATTTATCCAGTCATCTGACTTTGACATTGATGACGGTGACAAGCTGATGCTGACCAAGCGGGTGATCCCAGACATTAACTTTAGTGGTTCCACAGCCAACGATCCTGAAGTTACTATGGGCGTTCGGTCCCGTAACTTCCCTGGTTCGGTGTTTACCAACAACGCTCTGAACGAGAAGCCGGTCATTCAGACCACGGTAGACCAGTACACAGAACAGGTGTTCATCCGTACCAGAGGACGCCAGATGGCCATACGGATCAGTTCCGACGGACTTGGGGTGCAGTGGCAGCTCGGCGCTCCTAGGTTGGACGCGCAGCCAGACGGCAAACGGTAATGGCCCTTATAGGATTCCGCGCCCCAGCTCTTCCTCTGCCACGGGAGCAGTATGACCGTCAGCAGATGGATCAGTTAATCAATGCTTTACGGTTGTACTTCAACCAGTTGGATTCGCTTACCCCTCAACAGGCCAACTCTTACCGGGCAGATGAGTTTATCGGGGGAGACTTTAGCGGGGATGACTACACTGGCGATGTGTTTACTGGCAACACGTTTAACGGTACGGTCTTTAACGGCAGCTATTTCAACGGCGGTCATTTCAGTGGGCAGCAGTTTGTAGGCGGGACGTTTGTTGGGCATGGGCATAGGATTATCTTTCCTCATATCGCTGCCTCAGACTCGACAGACCAGATTGCTGGCGGCGACAATACGCCTACGGTCGTTAAGTGGAACACGCTGGATTCGGGATACGGTTGGACGCTTAACTCTCCAGGCTCGGCCACCGCAGAATTTTCTGGGGTCTACAAGATCACGTTTAGATTGCAGTTCATTAACACTGCAAATGCTATCCACTACGCTACGGCATGGGTAAAGGTAAATGGCGTAGATATAGTTAACACAGCAACAATCTTTACCGTTCCTGGCCGTAAGAG